AGTAAAAATTACATGATGCCAACAGAAGACCAAAGAGTAACAGATTTTGTTTTATCTGGATCAAATAATCAAACCGATTCTGGAATTATAGAAAATCAAAGTTCTGGAAACCTACCAAATATTTTGTCAATTTCATCACAAGATAAAAAAATATATAATGATGGAAAAATTAACTACACCACAAGATATATCCAAAGGTCTTATGGTTCAATAAATCAATCAACAATGGTAGATCAAAATAAAACATGGATATATAAGCCATCACTTTTGTGGGAAGTCTCTGGAACGGACTCAACAAAAACTGTTAATGAATTAGCATCTAAGCAGGGTAGTTATGTTTTAGGAGCAATGCCACTTAACTCAGATATATCCTCTAACCCACCAACAGTTGTAGGACATGCTGTAACAAATAATGTTATAGATATTGGAGAAAATGTTTATTGGCTAACAAGATATAACGGATATTTATATTCAAATGGTGAAATCATTAGATATGATGCAGCAGAGTTTAATATAACTGGTACAGGAAATGTCTGGATTAGCGATAACCAAGAATATCAAAAATATTTTTCATCTTTGCCATTTAATGGAAAAATTTATCCAACGGGACTTATAAGAATTTATTCAGTTCCATACTATGAAACAGTTAATGGAGTAGATAGACTTCAAAATGGATCTGTATTTGAGCATGGAAGAGGACAGTTTGGTACAAACATAGTTTCACATTTTGCTGGAATTAATCAATACTGGAAAAATAATGACAATGTTCGTGGGCTTGAAATGGAGTCACAGTATTTATTTACAACACAATTAGATGAAGATGTTAGTATTCCAGCAAACGTAGTCGGAGTTGCAGGAACAAATAATGCCATTGCAAAAGAATCAACAAGAAACAGCATTATAAAAAACTTTATGTCAACAAGTGCTTTTACAGAAACAGAAGTCAATAACTTATCTACAACTCAGTCTGGAACAATTCAATCTTCTGCTTTAGTTTTTAATGGACCATCATTTAAGACAACAGAAACACCATTAAAATTTCTTTCTTATGTTTATAAAAACTTAGATAATTCATACAAACATTTTGGAACAAGAATGAGGATTGTTGGCAAGATTGAAAACAATGCAGTAAGAACTCAGTCTCCAAATGGCAGCACAACATACTATCAGGTGGCTGGAAATCAACCAGACCAAAATATAAATATCGGTGGTGCATCTGGAGGATTAGCAGTTTTGTTAAATCCAGAAACAAATAATGGATATTATTTTGAGATTGTTGCCCTTACTGAAGAAAACATTTCATCTTATTTAAAATTAAATCAAAACAATCAAGCAGAAGTTTCAATTAACAATGTAATTTTTTATAAAATAAAAAAAGATTCTGCAAGCAATAAGGCAATACCAGTAAAACTTTGGGGTGGGATTGCAAAGATATTAGTTGATGATGGAAAGTTTACGGGACAACAAAGGTTGTCTGGCGAAGAAAATCCAACGGTATATGATTTATCTGTTGAGTATATAGACATTGGAACAACAAGAAGATTTTATTTATATATGAATAACCAACTAATAAAGGTTGTAGATGATAAAGATCCGCTTCCAACATATAACAACATGGCATTGTTTGTAAGAGGATCTTCTAAGTGCATGTTTGAAAATATTTATGCCTTATCAGAAAACTATAGTCAAAATACAGTCTTTACAGTTAATGAAACTTTAGGTGAAGTGTTTGGCAATAGTTCTATAAATGCAACAGAATCATTTAGAAAATATGCTATGAGTGGCGTTGTTCAATCCACATACTTGTCTGGAATAAGCGCACAGCAACCTCCAAAATATAATATGTATTTTGAGGAGTTTGGTTCAATTATGCGTGAATGTGCATACTTTGATATTAAATATGATCGTGCTTATCCAGCATTATATGCAAAAATGTCTCCAACCTTTAATAATATTAAGGGTTACACAACCTCTGGATTTTACGCAGATTCCTATGGTGCAGAATTTTTAATATTTAATTCAACAGATAAAGCATTAAACTTAGATGAGACAACTGGAAACTATTTAAGAATTCAGGGTATTACTTTTACACAAGATACAACCCACGAGTTAACTGTTGATGATTTCTTTAAAAAGCGAAGTAACCTATCTGATCCAGAGTTTTCTGGGGATAGATTAACTTATTCCCCATTAGTAGAAAAAACAAAATATAACGAGATTAAGTTAAGTAGAATTACCTATGGTAAAAATGAATTTAGTATAGATAGTCCATATATCCAAACAGAAGATGATGCACAAGCGCTAATGGGTTGGATTATAAACAAAGTAATGATTCCTAAAAAGTCTATTGGAATAAACATTTTTAGTATTCCAACACTTCAACTTGGAGATATAGTTACAATTGATTATAAAGATTCATCTGGTCTTGATTTAGTAACCCCTCAATCTTCTAGGTTTGTGATATATAATATAGAGTACTCTAGATCAGAGTCAGGACCAAGTATGACTATTTATGTGAGCGAGGTATAAAATGCCAATTGATGATTTGGCTAATTACAGACAAAGCCTTGTTAAGAACAATTATCCAGGATCTAGTCCTGCAGCAAAAAAACCACAAGCCGCTAATCCTGCTAATCAGGCAATGCTTAATGAGGCTCTTGCTCTTAAGGCTAAACTAGAAACAAAACTTGCAACAGCAGAAAAGGTTCAAGCAGACTCAGCAAAAGCAGCAGCAGATAGGGCAGCAGCAGCAACAGCAGCAGCAAACAAGGCAGCAGCAGATAAAGCAAACTCAACCCCATTAAAAGTATCAACAATGACTACCAACGTTACTCCATCTTATTCAGTTAATCCAGTTCCATATACACCAACCACTTCTGCAATTGTAGTTTCTCCACCACCACCTCCAACAAAAACAGCACCAATTGATACTGTTTTATTTAATGATGATTCAGTTTCTATAGAGATAATGACAGATTTAATTTTTGAAGATATTGGTGGACACGAACTTATAAATATTGCAAGAAACGATATTGTTAATGGTCAAAGAGTTTCATATACCCCTATTAAAAATTTAGGACTAATACAGCAAAGGTATAATCCAAATAATATTTTAAGCCTTCAATTAACTTCTGAAAAATATTTTAATAACTTTTCTATTAAACTTGAAGAAAAAGTTCCAAAAGAAGGAAATGGTATTGATGGATCTAACATTTATTTTGATGAAGCCACTGGAGATCTGATAGTTGAAACGGTAAATATGAATCCAGATGAACAATTAGAGGTTCAAATCTCTATAAATGGTACAATATATGAGGCAAACTTTGGAGAAATTACATCATGATAACTAATACTGGTAAAAGTATTATTGGAAAATATATGTTAGGCCAGGCGCCAGCATTTGCTTCATACATTGCAGTTGGTTGCGGTCCAAAGCCTTTAGCGACTAATGATGTATCAAATGATTTTGCAACAAAAAATAATCTTGATTTTGAAATGTTTCGTGTTCCAATATCTTCTAGAGGTTTTGTAAATGAAGAAGGAATAAATAAAATTGTTTTAACAGCAGAACTGCCAACAGAAGAAAGATATGAAATCACTGAGGTTGGTATTTATTCAGCAGGATCAAACCCTTCCGCAGGAGCGTACGATAGCAAGACAGTATTTTCTTTTTCTCAAGCAGAAAACTGGAATCATCATACAAGTATTGCAGCAACTGCAATACCTACAGTTTCCGTTCCTCTTGATGACGTAGAAGATAATAATGTTATTTCTGTAGATGGAGTATTTCAAACAAATGCAGACAACTCTATTTTCTATAAAACAAATCGTGTTGAAAGATATGAACGTGCAAGATTTTTAAATAACACAATTCTTATTCAAGGTGATGACGCAGACTTAACATTAGATGGGGGAGGTTCTGGAGGAGTTGACAATATTGTTATTGAACCAGGATCAAACCACATCCACCTTTCAAGACCAAATGTTGATTTTACAAAAAATTCACCAACAGATGAACTTAGACTGGCTTTTTCATTAGTTAATAAAGATGGTGACTCAGAATCTCTTCCAGATACAATTAGAATTCTTGTTGATTTTGCAGGAACAGATAGTGCAAATCCAGAAAGTTATGCTAGGTTTGAAGTTGATATTGAAAATGGTCAAGATGGATATGATTTTGCAACAAATAGATATTTTGTAGTTTCAAAACAACTACAGGATTTGCATACAAGCCAAAACTTTACATGGGATTCTGTAACGGTTGTAAAAATATATGCATGCGTTATAGATACTGGTGTAAGCGGTGGGCCTTTGCCATCTTCAGATTATTATATTGCTTTAGATGCAATGAGATTAGAAAATGTTGGAACAATTAATCCTTTGTATGGATTAACTGGGTACTCTATTATTAAAAATGATAATGAAACAACAATCATTAAGTCTCCAAATACAAACAATTATATTGAATTTAGATTTTCAATTGGCGTTACATAATGGCTGATTCAAATATAAAAAATTTTAGAATTCCAAAGTCTTCAATACCACCAATTGATCATGATACCTCTAAATATAATGTTAGATATAGAGTTATATCTGAAGATAAAAACCGAGTATCTCATTGGTCACCTATTTATAATTCTGAAGGACAGGCCCTAGTTGGTACAAATGGTGCACTGTCAATAACAGAAACAATTATAACTGCAGTCTGGGGAGATGAAAATAATCACCCAGCATATGATGTTTTTGTTAGTTTTGATGGAGATCCATTTTTTTATCATGGAACATCTCTTGTTCACTCGTATTCATTTTTAAATCAAGGAGACACTTCTGTACGTGTAAAAGTACAATTAGTGTCTTCTAAAAAAGAAATAAAGTCAAGTCTTAATATCTACGACTCTGGAACAGAGTCTTTGGTATAATTTAATAGGAGGAATAAATGGCAAAAGTACCACTACCAGAAAGAGGGCAACCTCTTGATGTTACCTATATCTATCAGTTAGCAGAGGCTATAAATACCCTGTCTACTTCTGTTTCTAGTGCAACATATAACTATACTGATATAGATATTGTTGGGGCAGAAAAACAAAGTTTAAAGACTTCAGACACAAAGTTTATTGGCAAGTATAAACAAATTGCAAACAACGAAACAATTACTGCTGGTCAAGAAAAATCTTATTCTATTAGTTATTCTAACTTTAAGTTTCCTCCAATTGTAACTGCTTCAATTGTAAATACAAGTGGTACAACTGCTGGATCTGATACTAGAGTTATTTTAACATCAATTACAACATCTGAAGTATCTTTTGTTGTAAAGTTTGGAACATCTGGAACTGCATCTGTTGGTGTTAACATTCTTGCTATTGGAATACCAAATTAGTATGAATTGTAAAAAATGTAATGGAAAAATGTTTGTAGACAGAATACATTCAAATATAGACCATTTAGAAACTTATTGTATAAGATGTGGAAATAGAAAATTCTATCATCCACCTAGTGATTCTGCGGAGGGTACATGGCTACTGCAAAAGGAAAAATCCAAAGCGAAGAGTACAATAGCGAATCTGTAATTTCAGGTAGCAAAAAAATATGGTTTTTAAATAATG